TAACGTTTTTTATAATGTCGGAATTTAAAACTGAATTATTACCCGTCGACCAACGGTGGTCAGACGAAGCACAAACTCTCGTTTCGAAGAGACTCGCTCAACTCGGAACCATAGGAATCACACAACACACTCTGAATGAAATCGGAGCTGTTGCAATGAACCTATTAAGATACAACCCAAATGACAAAAGTAGTCTGTCAGCAGGGTGGATACCAGCTAAAGAAAATCACAGGGAATATTTGCGAAAGCATGTCCATCGAATTTTCGAACAGCTTAAAGATCCTGAAGGATTTAATTACCTTTACCGCACACAACAAATGAAAATTTCCCAAAGAAACAAAGTAAACATGGCTAAAAGTGGCTTTGAATTGCCAAAAACCCGCAAGGTTGTCCGACAAGCAGTTCAAAAACCAGCAGACATTAGACAAGTTGAAAAGAATCTTAAGGAATATCGATCTCCAACTCAATCTGCTATTGACAAATTAAGTTGGTTTCCTTTGGGCAATTTTCCTAAAAATGAAACCCCTAGACTTCTCTATTCTGAAATTTTTGAACAGTATGTTGATAACAGGCACAACATACTGACCAAAACAACCTTCCCCATTGAAACCTACCAAACTATCTTACACATGATTGATTCTTTCTTCACTTTTCCTTATGCTAGAAGAATCCATAACGTTGAAAAGGATTATCTGGTATTGAGTAAAGTTAATTGTAATCGCAGTATTGAATTCGACAACATAATGTTGGGACGTATGTTCAAATATTATTGTTTCGTTCAAGACCATGATTTAGATAATTTCTTCCAATATCTTGCCGCTCGTGTATGTCTAATGACTAACGCTGCAAACATTGTTGCTTTCCTTTCCGGATGCGGCATTGTTGACAAGAAACCTGAAGTCATTTCTATTGATGCTGTTGTTGGTTGTAAGGATGCTGCACTCACTCAGATGAATGCAGAAGAGAGGCACTTAGAAAAACAAAAAGAAATTTTTGACGAATTCGGAAACGATGAAGAGACTAGGAGACTCCAAAAATTGAGAAATGAAAAACTCATTGTTAAAGACATTAACATAAAATCGAAAACACACCTCTCTGAAATTAGAGGCCAGCTTTATTCTTTTATGACGTCCAATACATCTCGATTTAGAACAAACTTCTATGTCCAACAACTCGACAAGAAACTCGTAGAATTCAACTACATCTCCCCGTTAGGTTATCATTCCACCATTCGGGAACTGATCGAATACACTTATGTTTTCAATCCCAAAAAGGTTAATAAAATAGCCGGGAGCCATTTCCTCAATGCAGACATAAGTGCTTTTAAGAATAACATAACAAACATTGTTAACAATGGTGGTACTCCTGTTGTTTTCCTTGAAAGAAGAACAAGAAAATTCGGCGCCAAGGCTCCACAAACCTATTACACCCTTTCAGTACGAAATCACAAAATGGAAGGTAATGGTTTGTGTTCGATCCAAGCTATATTGACTTACTCTTTCTTCAATAATGCTGATGGTCATGACGCTGCTCATGAAATGCTTTATGCAAAAAATCAGTCCCAACAACTCCACATTCTTAAAAAATACAAAATTCAACACATTGTAATCGGCGATCCTGATCAAATCAAACTTCGACCAAACGTCATTCTCTGTCACCCCCATCAATTCCACATGACGTACATTCGTGATGGATGCAAATATGAATGGGATGGTAGACGGATAGAAACTGACTGTTACTTCAACAATTGCGACCACAAACAAAGAGAATTGAATTCTATATTTGGAAGCAATGAAACGAAAGAAGAGAAGGACAATAAAAGGAAAGCCGGAAAGAGGAAAGAAGCCAAACACAAGAAGGAACTTATTCCTGTAAATGACGAAACACAAAAATTCTATGCTCGAAGAGATGCTTATGTTGAAAAGTACAACGTCTTCAAAGAGACAATGACTTCTGGTCATGGTTTCTGCAGAGATATTCCTGAAATGAGGAATCATTTACCTTTAAAAATTACACCAGCCGATACCCTCGATACACTAACTGAAAATTGCAAACAACTCGAAAGAAAGTTTGAACAATGGATGTTGGAAATCGACAATATGGCAATCGTGCCTGGTAGAATTCCTTCTCCTTATCGACGTATCGCAACTCAGATACCTGTCGCTGAATTGGCAAAATCCAACATCTTCGAAGCCCCAAAGAAAATTTCTTCTCCGCAAGTTAAGAAAGAAAACAACAAGAAAATTTCATTTAAACCAAGTTGTGAAATCAATTCAGTCATACCACCTCAACCTTTACCCGAAGGAAGGGACTTTGATTTCGAAAGTTTTTTGTCTTCCGGGCCTTCACCTCGTAAATTGGAAGAATCTAGTATTCCACAATTATTCAAAATCGTAGATGTTGCTAAATCCCACAAACAAAAAGAACAACAAGGAAAGAAATCCAACAGTAAACCCAGCACAGCCGGTCTTAAAGATTCTAAAGAATCCAAGAAATTCGTCATGCCTGAAAAAGAAAGATTTGAAGGTATTTTTGGTGAATATGCTAAAGCTCCATATGGTCGTGCCGAAGAATTGAAAGTCTATCAATGCAATGATAGATTCCACAATTCAACTGTTGAGGAAAGAACTTTCATCATTCCATCTGCCAAACACTTCCCCACTAATATTATTCTAGATTATAGATACAAAAAATATCTACCTAGAGTACGGGGGGTTTTAATTGTGTTTGACGAAACTACTTCCACCCCTGAATTGAAAGAGGAATTCAAAACTATCTATTGTGACATTTCTGGAATCGATCCAGTAGATTTTGTTGAACCTGAACATTTCTTAGAATGTCCGCTGTCTCTAGAGATCATGCCTATGTGTGATTCCATCACACCTGCCGCGCCTGAAGAGAAAGCTGAAGCCTTCAAGGATAGAATTAGTAGATTGAGAGAAAGGGCCAGGATAGCTGGTGGTGATTGTGTCTCTATGAGAGCCGATGTTTTGTTTAACAAAGCATTACCACGTGAAATGGAAAGTCGAGAGTACACTTTTATTGAGAATGATGGTAATCAATACATCTACAGATACACTCAGCTTTCTCACCATACACAATCTAATGATATAAAATCTGGAGTCACGCAGGTTTCTGATAAAATGGATGTTAATTTTGAAGTTTACACAATCAAGCTGGAAATCTACCAGGTGATGAACTATTTCTTCATGAATGCAAACAATCTTAAATCAGAACATGTCTTCAAGACCACCTGCAATGTTTTGTTTACTGAACCTTCGACCTCTTCTACTACAGCTAAAGCTTATTACGCTTCTTTAGCCCGATTTGGTACTTATGTTCAAAACAACATTAATGAAAATCCCAACCCCGAATTAGCTTATATTTTACTTATGCAACCTGGTGTTTATAAGAAAAATAATGAAGGTGTTTGGAATATTCTAGGTGTCACTGAGACCATCAATTTCAAAGAAGAAAATTGTTTAGGATTATTAAAGTTATGGCAACGATTCAAGTCTGAATCGTTACTTATGCCACAACGATATTCTAACCTTTCCGACATTGGAATATTATCATTGGCTTCTTGGGGAGTCTCTACTTTAATTTCAGCTAAATTAGGTCATATAGGTCCTGCAAATTGTTATCAATACTTACCGTTACATAACATTGCTACCATATGTGGTTTACCCATTACTGCAGCTGCACTCAAATTGGGACTACATAATATACCTCTTACTGCCCGATACATTCCGTTTCTTATCCCCGTGGAATATGTAACTTCAAGATATTTCATGGCCAAAGGACAAGGTCATCCCATGCCACTCTCTACTAAATTAGCATTGAGTATGGCAGTTTCTGCACCCTTCCCATTGTCCCGTTTCAAAGACTCTGGAATTCTTCCTCCAATGTTTTTCCGCCCTTATGCTACTCGTGCTTTCTTGCATCCCCACATGCATCATGCATTGCAAGAACAATCTTCCAATTATTTTAAGTATTTGGCAGCAGCACCCATAATAGAAGAAGTGGTTAAATCTATTCATTATGTAGTACCAACTGTGTTTGCTATTGCTGAACACATACTCTACATTAATACCAATAGAGAAAGCAACATCTTTTGGAGAATCACTGGTCATAATGTCTTTTCTCTACCTACCCATCTAATGAGTGCCTTTGGTGTTCGTGATCACCGCATTAGATACGCTGGGTTAGCAATCGGCATGTTGTTACATTCTTGTATGAATTGTTTGTTTGTACATGAAACTTACTTTAATAATGCATTAACTGCTTATGGAGTTAATGCTCAACCTCTTCCAGAACCATCCCAGTTAAACTCCGGGATGGAGGTACAAACGTAAGTCCTCAAAAGTTGCCTGATTTCACCATAAACAAATTTGTTTATGGTTATGGGAGTCTTTCTCAAAACCCCCATGTAAAAATCAGAGCGCGAGGTGAAGCCATTCATTTGTCTTCACCAGATCCCTTAAATCCTGTTGAAATTGTAACCAGTGAGAAAATTGTCAAGCCTGTCCGCGGTATTTGCAGTTTTGGTGTCGGAATGTGTCTCCCTCACCCAACCTTAAATACCCACGACTCCTTGGCCACTTCTTTCATTGGTCGCACCCAAAGTTTCAAACCCATTGTTTGCCCTAAAGAGTTGAAGAAATGTAAGAAATTTGTTATCCGAAAAATACTTCCTAGAGTTAGAAGTCTTAAAGAGTCAGAATTAATGACAATGGAAGACTACTTCAAATGTATTTCCCCAGAAAAAGCTGCTGAATATTCAGAAGCCTGGGAACAATTCAAATCCTCCTCACCTAAGAAACAAGAGAAACTACTCAACAAGATTAATGTACATAAGATATTTATTAAATCAGAAGTTTACGAAAAAGTCACTGATCCTAGAGCAATTTATAATCCCAGTTCTCTGGCGAAAGCCATATACGGTTGGTTGTTTAAACATGTAGAAAAGATAGTATTTGACATCAACATTTTCCCTGAATTCATTAAGAAGGTTCCTATCGCAGATAGACCTGATTACATCAAAGAAATTCTAGGTCAAGCTCAAATGTATCTTGAAACTGATTTTACTTCCTTCGAAAGTTCCATTACAAGAGAATGGATGGAAAATGTGGAATTTCTCATATACAAAAAAGTATTTGCCCAATGTTCTGATCCGTTAAGGATTGGAATAGACAGATTGTTAGGTTTATTGTCTGGAATGGTACCCATTCTTGCTGCAACATTCCGTGCTATTTCCAATGCTACCCGCATGAGTGGAGAAATGAACACTTCACTCGGAAATGGACTAACAAATTTGATTGTTATGAGTTATGTTTTTCATAAATCAAAAATACCATTCAAGGGGGTTTTTGAGGGGGATGATGCACTCATCTCATGCTCTCAGCTTCCAAATATGGGATTGTTCGAGAAACTCGGATTCAAGGTTACATTTGAATTTGCTAGGACTATTGGAGAACTCTCATTTTGTGGTATGAAATTTCATGAAAAAACAATGCAAACTATTAGAGAATTTAAAAAAAGTATTATCAACATGTCGTTGATTACACCACAATATATGAACGGAAGTTTAAATACGGTTCGTAAGTTGTGCATTCTCAAGGCGCTGTCATATTTATTCGAGAATCCAAATTGCCCGATGGTTTCTCCATATGCTCAAGCAATGCTCCACAATTATAAATTTAATCCTTTCACACTAAGATCTCTAGTCAATCGAATGAAAATTGACATCTGGCTCAAAGAAAGATACATGAATGCTATAAACTCGATTGCTTCCATTGGAATGGAATCCTTCTTGAAAATGATTTGCAGTATTCAGTATGAGACCAGAGTCCAATTTGCTGAAACATTCAACGTTCCGATTGAAACTCAATTATTATTTGAACTGAATCCGCTTTCAGAAGATTCCAAGCAAATATTTTTGAAATTGAGCGATCAACCCTTACTTTATAACTCAATGAGGTTTATCTCAAACACAAAAACACCAATCATTGTCCGCGAGGAAATTAGATATGGCTTTGTGCGAAAAACAGAAGATCTACTTCATTTAGAAACGGTACCCGAAGGTACAAAACGTAAGGTGACAAAAGTTAAAGTCAAGAAAATAAATCATCTAATCCAACACATCATTAGAAATGTCGTGGCGACTGTTTAATTCATTTTAAACATTTCTAATAACTTATTAAGTTAATGCCTAGTGCAACTAATAAAAACAAATCCGTTCCAAAGAGAACGAAGAAAAATTCTAAACCAATCCAAGTGATTGTTAAAAACAAAGTCAACTCGCAATACAGTACAGCTAAATTGAACACATTCAATAAAAATCTCAAGAATGCCCTCTTTAATGATGTAATGCAACTACAAGAACCCACAAGTGCTTTCCTAATCCCAAGGATGAGTTCTGTTCCTCGTGTTCCACATTTATTCAATGCAACATATTCGCCTGGCGGTCTCGCAAACCAGTCAGGAATGATTATGGTGCGACCTTCGATGAATGAAACACTCACAGAATACTTCACTGGTCCTCCTACCTCATTTTCAATGCAGAAAATTCGATCTTGTCTTTACGACAATGTTCCTGATATTCCCATTGGTACTAAATTCTGTTCCTTCGATCCCATTCTTGGTGCTGGTTCAACTGCTTTCAGAGCAAGTGTCCCACCCACTTATGCGGCATTACCAGGATTTAGATGTATCAGAAACAATTCTCACCAAATTGAAGATGGGGCAATGATTTACCCGATAACTGTTGGAGTCGTTACGACACCAGCGGTTTTTCAATTTAGACTATTACCAACACCAAATACTGCTCCATTTACTGGAAAATTTGTTATTTGGGATACAGTAGGAACTCAAATTGCTGCCACCAACGTTACATACACTGGTCCCTTGGTCGCAATTAACGTCAACTTACCTGTTGGTTCATACAGTAATCTAATATTCGGACTGGAAACCACCACAACTGAACATTTCGACCAAACTATTGCTTTTTCTGTTTTATTCCCTGCGGCAAGTGCTAATATTACTTACTTTGCTGCATCTTACGGAAAAACTTTTTCAATGGCTCAGTTAATGGATTCACCTGCTGTAGCTGATGATTACCGCGCTTCCTCAACCAGTTGTTGTACTGCCTTATGGGCTTTACTTCAAAATCAAACAGCTGAGTTGTTCAAACAAGGAAGAATGGGAAATTGTCAGATTCCATCATTAACGGAACGTTTCTTTCCAACCAACCCTGCAGAAGCTCTTAAAGTAATGTCACAAATGCAGACTCTTTCACAACCCAACCTCTTACTCGCCACTGGAGGTCAGAGATCATATCTCTGGGAAGATGGGGATGACCTTTTCCACAAGGATTATAAAGTCATTGATGCCCTGTCTGAGTCAAATCCATTACCAACTTTAGTATTCGCATGGGATAAGGGTCAAGAAACTTCCCCCACTCAACAAGCCGCTCCTTTACAAATCACTTGCACAATTAAGATAAATGTAGAATATTTCACTTTATCTCCTGTTGCAGCAGCACATTTAGCACCAAGCTTCATGACTGCGTTGTATTTAGCTGTACACACAGCTATGTCACAATATGAATGTGGAGAAGATATGGGTGGAGAAAATCCCAAACATCTAGATAGAATGAAAAGATTGGCCAACAAAGTAGTTTCCAACCCTGCCGTACAGAAACTAGCAATTGAAGCCGGACGTTCATTTTTGACCTTTGCAGCCACAAATGTACCAAAATTATTAGCCCTTTGACAAACCAACCAACTTTCACTTCCATCACTACACTCATGGTGTTTTGATAAGAAGGGGGTTGGGTGTGGTCGTAGCCCTTAAGTAGGCACCGATTAAGAGTGTGTAACAACTCACCATACCCCGACTTCCTTGGGTCTTATACCCATTTAAATCCTGTTTTCGAAAGAAAATAGGTGTCACCTAAAGACATTATTAGGGTTGCACCGATTGGCATCTGAAACAATTGGACCTATCGAAAGATATTCGAACTCAGAGACACATGCTGAGTAAGAACGCGGAGCGACGCGGGAATTGAGGCG